CGTCAAGCGAGTCTTATCGAAGTACACGCCGTCGGTGGCCGCGAGGCCGGTGACTTTGGCAGGAACCGCCCCGCCGCCAGTCGCCGTCGGCACTTCCAGCTCACACCAAGCGACGTCCGGTGTATCTAAGTTGAGGTTCCATCTAGTGATTACGTGCCTGAGATTAGCGTGGTTGGAGATGGAGTTTGCTTCCGCCGCCGTCAAGGTGTAAGCGTGTGTGGTGAAAGAGGTGTTGAGCAGATTGACGCTGTTTGTAGCTCGAAGAGTTGTTCCCTCGTAGAGATGGTGCCTGATGCCGACTCTCCAAGTGGGGCCGCCCGCGCCGCTCCGTCGCGCCCGGAATCGCATGACGTAGCCTGTAGCGACGAGCGGGTCGGTGACCGAACCGGAGCCGCAGGTGAACGAATTGCTGGTGGAGTCTGGATCGATGGTGACGAAGTCAGCGTCACTGTTGTCGTCGAGCTTAGACCACAACGGCGTAGTCGTCCACCCGCCGGTGGAGATGTCGGAAACAGGTCTAGAAAATTGTGCCACGTCAGCTCGCCTTCCGCAGCTGCGTGTTCGTAGCGTTCAGAGTCTTTAGCTCTTTCAGGATAGCCGACTCGACGGTGACGGATTGACGACCTGTGCGGATGATCGACTCGTTCTGGTCGATGTTAGACACAGTTAGTTTAGTGGCCTGCAACAGACTGCGCTCAGCGGTGCGCAGGAAGCGCTCGTTGAAGACCTCACTGCCTTCACGTAGATGGCGGGGGCGGGGGCCGGTAGCTAGACCTTCCGATTGCCCGAGCAAGAGATTGAAGAAGTCTCGGAAGTTCTCTGGACCGCCGAGGAAGCCGAGACCGGTGCCGCCGCCAGAGAACGTCTTTGCCAATTCCAAGACGCGCTGTAGCGTCTCCGGTAGACTCTCGGCGGCGGTGACGTTTCCGCCCTGAGCTAGTCCCAAGTTGGCTCGGAAATCGGCCATAGCGGTAACCAGCTGCTCGCGCATAGTGAGAGCGGTAGTCGAGGAGTTAAACTTCAGGTCGCGCACGGTCTTGATGAGCGACTCCATCGCCTCCTTCCAGCGATCGATCAGCGCTGCCATCTTGCCTGTACCGCCACCACGCAGTATCCTCGGGTCATCGATACCGGCTGTAGGAGGTTTACCAGTCCCGCTGAGGCGGATCTTGCCGATATCGATATTCAGCTTGGCGAGTATGCCCAGCACTTCGTCCAGTACCTTGAGTTCGGCCTCCCACAGCTCGATCTCGGCCTTCAACTTGGCAGCGTCTATGCGAATCTGCTGCTGGGCCAAGACCGCTTCCTGACGAATAAGCGTGCCCTCGGCCTTGATGATGCGCGTCTGGAATACCAGATTAGCTACACGGCCCTTGTTCTCGGTCTTCCAGATTTCGAACTGGGCCTTGGCTGCACCGATGTCCGAACGAAGTTTGGCTGCGCGGGCCTGAATCTCCAAGCGGTACAGAGCGAGCTGGGCGTTGAATAGCTCTGCTTCGATCTTTCGGCGAGCCAGCTCTTCTTTCGGCGTCTCTTGGATGCCGGTGATCTGGCGATAGAGAGCGGTGAAGGTGCTAGCGGCAAACTTGGCGGTCAACATAACAGCGCTGTCGAAGGCGACACCGAGACCGAGCAGCTGTTCCATCATGCCGTGGATGGAGGGGATGACGCCCCGAATCTGATTACCGAGTTCGCTTAGGCCAGAAGCAGCGTCAAGGATCGTCTTCGCTAGGTTAGCCGCCTCGGTGAACTTGTCCGGATCGAGACCCTCGAACGTCTTTATCATCGACTGGAAGATCGGGTCGACAGCAGCCGCGAACGTAGCGTGCGAGAAGGCTTTCTTGGCGGCGAAGATGATGGCCTCGTTCATGTTATCGAACGAAGCCTCTACGCCGTCGACGACGGCGGTAAATACGGACTTGTCGTTTCGGATCTTGATGGCGATATCGGCCATACCGGTAATGAATGTCCCAGTGCCGTTCTCGAAGGCGTGAAGAAGATCGCCGAGTTTTTGCGCGACTAGAGGCCCGGTCTGGTCTAGCTTGCCACTCCACCCGACGTTGAGGCCACCGCCCTGACCGACAGACGCACCCGCCGTGGTGCCAAACGTCATTCTTTCTTTGGCGATCTTGTTGAGGTGCATGAAGACGAGAACGGCCGCTGCGAGGATACCGCCGAAGGCTGCTCCTCCTACAGCGCCACCAGCGCCCACTCCGCCGCTTACGCTGCCTGAGATCGTACCGGCGCCAGCGGGGCCAGCTAGACCAGAGCCTGCTCCGGACACAGTGACTCCGCCCGCACCACCACCAAACAGGGAACTGCCCGACTTACCCTGACCAAACAGCTTCAGTGCCGTATTCATCCACGAACCCGTCCCGCCGCCCCCGCCCTTAGCCGCGTAGTCAGTCGCCGCCATCTGGGCCTGCAGCAGCAACCACGCCTTGAACATCTGAGCGAACACATCGATGAAGGTGCCGAGCAGGGACTTCGCCAATTCCTTGAACGAGAACTCTCCGGTCTTGACGAAATCGGCTAGCGCGTCCACCCACACATCGACAACGCCTGTGAACATGCCGTTGACGAGATCGGCAAGGATCTGCATCTTCTCGGCGGCGATCTCGGTCGCAGCAGCGAGCCTGTCCATCTCACGCTCTCCGGCCTCCACACCCTTGACGAACTGCCCCCACAGATCACCCACGAAGAACGGGCTAGAACTTATGGCATCGAATACTTCCTTTAGGTGTTCAAACGTCTTGAGCTTGGCAACAATCCTTTGTTGGGTCTCATCAAACTCTCGCAGACCGGCAACACCGTTCTGTATCGCCTTCAGGTAGTCCTTGGCGACGCTGATCTCGTGCTTCCACTCAAACTGCGCGTCGATAGAGGATTCTATGAGTTCCTGCTGTTCCTTGGCCCACCCCTCGATAGCTTCCGCGTCTTGGTTAGCGACCTCGATAAACAGCTCAACAGCCTTACGCGTGTCGTCGGTAGCCTTCTCGACCTTCTTAGCTGCCAGCGCCTGAGCCGTTAGCGAAGCGATCTGTTCGTCCGACGCACCTGTAGCAGCTTTGAGAACCTCGCTGTACGCTGCCGCGCCCATCTCGGCCGCAGCGTAGTCGCCGCCAGTCTCGACGAGAATCCGGCTGAACTCCGCGTCTACCGCCAGAGAATCGGCTATATCTTGAGTGAACCCCTGGATGCTCTTACGCAAATTCTCCAGGGCTTGTTGTGCTGGCGACTTAGCGACCTTATCCAGCACTTCATTGAAGTCCTTGTATGCGTTACGTCGCGCCGCTGCGTACTCTTCCGTGGTGCCTATCCCCTGCTCTTCCATGTGGGCGATAGCGGCCAGCTTTTTTGTCAACGCAGTTTGAGCGACCGCCACCTCGTCAGTTTCAGACGACCACTCGCCTAGCTGCTTCACCATGTCGCCAGTCGAAGTAATAACTACCTTCTGGCTATCGATCCACTCGTTAGCCGCTACGGTATTCTTCCGCAGGAGCGCAGCATCGAAAAGCTGGTTGATGCGGCGCTGTGCATCCACCAACCCCGCGTCCAACCCCTTAAACGCCTTCCCCAGCTCAACTACCTCATCGGCGGTGAAATCTCCTATATCGAGATTCCCTAGCTTCATCTTTTGTAGACGTTCCGTGGCGAAGGCGGACAGTTCCTCGCGTGTGCGCTTGATCGAGTCCGCTATACCATCGAAGATGCTCGCCAGCTGTTGCAGGGACGTCTTGAGCGCACCGCTGACCTCAAGCTCCGTCTTGAATCGGAACCACGCACTCTGCAGCCCAGCGATGGTGCCCGTCAGCCGCTCGGCGTTCTGAGCAGCGGTTGGACCGAACATCTTGTGCCACTCGGCGGCAAGTTTTTTGACGAGTTCGATCGAGTCAACGTCGCCGGTCTTCATCAACTTGGCGAGTGCTTTGGTGGTGATCCCCATCGCCTTCGCAGCGGTTTGGAACGCACCCGGGATCTGCTCTGAGAGCTGACCCCTAAGTTCTTCCATTTGGACTGTTCCCTTGCTTACCATTTGTTCTAGGGCGAGGAAGGCGCGACCGACTTGGTGGCTAGACAAGCCCATCGCGGCGGCAGCTTCGGACACACCGATGAACACGTCCTCGGCTACCTTGCCCTCCATCGAAGTCCCTCGGACGTTCGCCTGAAATCTGGAGAACGACAGCGCGGCGTCTTCAAGGGAGATACCTACACGCTTGGCCTGGGAGCTGATGAACTCAAACATCTCGCCAGCGCGCTGCATGTCGCCTCCAGACGCGACCTGCAACCGCAGCATGATCTGAGTCATAGCTACTTCAGCATCAACGAACGGTTTGATGAGACGGTAGGCGGCGTAGCTGAGAGCGGAGATGGCCGTTATCACTGTTCCAGCAACAGCGGCCACGCGCCCTAGACTCGTTGTCCACCCGCCTAGCGACTGAGTGTTGAGGCGGACCTGCTCATCGAACTTCTTGTTCTCGACCAACGCTCGTGCGTGCAGCCTGTTCATGTTCGTGTAGGCTTTGATGTCTGCGGCTTCGCGAGCACGCATAGCACTAATGCCTGCCGCCACTCTCGCGTTCTGATTCCTAATTTCCGCGGCCGTAGCTGCGACGTCCACCGCTTGCCGCTGCTTCATAGCGGCAATACCGGCAGTCACACGGGCGTTCTCGCTCTTGATCTCTGCCAGACTGGCAGCTTGACGCTGCTTCATAGCCGCCGCGCCGAACCGGGCTCTATCGTTCAGCGCCTTGGCTTCCTCCTTCGCTAGTCTCTGCGTCGCCGCCACCTGCGCGTTGACGTAGCGGTCCATCGCGTCCTGGGCGACGCGCGTACCCTTCGCGCTCTGCGTTCCGAACGCAGCCATCTGCTTCGCGGCTCTACCAAGCCCCGCAGCAAGCTCGTCACGAAGACGAAGGGTGACTTCTACAGAGCCTAGATTCAATTCTCAGTGCCTTTCGTAGATCCCGCTCGTGCTGCTCGACGCGCCAACGCTGCTTCTCGTCTAGTCGCTGACCTAATCTCCGCCGCCCGCTGACGTTCTGCTCTGTTCGCTACGGCAGTCTCGTCGCTCTTGGCGTTCGCGATCATCATCGACTTGAGACTGCCGAACGTCGCCTTGTCGGTGATCGGCTCGGCTACACCCAACGCCGCTTTCGGCTTATCGTCTGTCGGTGCGCCAAACTCGATAACAAAGTCCATCGCCGAGAACGGCTTCGTCTTATGCTTGGTATCGCGATGGATATTGCCAAGCATGGCCGCGATCTGACCGGTACGCAGATCGGCGCGCAGTTCACCAAAGGGCTCAACGGACATATACGCCCGCCAGGCGGAAAATTGCGCCCACGTCATTTCGGTCATCATCGCGTGGACATTCCATATCTTCAGCTCCTTGGCCAGATGGTAAGCGAAGAGGAGGAGCGGTCGACGCTTTAGCCTTTTCCCAGCGGCGTACCCGATCCGCCGTCGTCACCGCCCTTGCCGTTAGGCTTAGCGGATTCCGATTCGCCATCCTTGGCTTTCGCGGCTGCGGCAGCAATCTCGTCTTCCGTAGCGACGATGCCTAGAGACTTCATCAAAGCCGTAGTCAGCTTGGTGAGGACGGGCAGAGGCATGTCCATGACGCGATTGTCGACCACCTGTTCGTCTGTGAGTAGACGCTTACCGGTACGATCGACGAGGGCACGAGCGAGGAGGTTGAACGGCTTCTCGTTACGCTCCTTGATCTCGGCAGGCGTCTCGCCCGGCATCTCGGCGAACTCGAACACCTCTCGTGCAGAGAGTTGACGGAAGTAGACGACTCCAGGCCCGCCGTTCTTGTTGATGCCATCGATCGTGACGGCCTGGATGGCGTCGTCGCCTCCCATGAGAAGGTCATCGAACAGGAGGTCGCGCTCGGCGGAGGTTACGACTGCCGGCGATGCGGCGTTGTTGATTGCGGCTGCTGGATTGGTGGTGCTGTCGCTCATTTGCTGTCTCCCTTGCTGACTAGTTGAACTGCTCTATCTCGGTACAAGGGTGGCGGCTAGCACGATCGCCAACCGCCACCCAGTTACTCGATTGCTCGGTTACTCGGTTACTCGGTCAGCGATCAGACCGTCTCGCCGAAGAACACGCCATCGATCTTCTGGCGCTTCGACAGACGAATAGTCACCTGAGCCGAACGCGCACCTTCACGCACAGGGTCCATGTGGTTGACGGCGGTGACGTGGCCGGACGCGATGATCTCGTCCGAGTTGGTTGATCCGCCGGGACCGCGCAGGCGGACACCGAAGAACTCGTTGTCGATGATCTTCGCTTGTAGACCGGTCAGGTGGTCGTGCGTCGGGTCGTCGAACACGTAGTTGACGGAGAACGAGAGAGCCTCGCGGCCCAGACGTCCGGTCACGAACGAGTCGATCGTGTCCTGGTGGGGCGTGACTTCCGTCTCCGGCCGGTTGAGGCCCGGCCAGGTGATATCGCCGTTCAATTCGGCGACGACGGTAAAGACGCCCGGAGTGATGATGTCGAGTTCGATGGCGATGGTAGCGCCGTGGCCTGAGACAGCTTGCGACATAGTCGAGACTCCTTACGGTTGCGCTTGCACAAACACAAGCACGCACGAACACACGATTTCGCGTGTCGCACGTCCGTCTCGATCTGTCTCTCTGTCTGGCCTGCACGCCGCCGGAAGCGTTATCGAACGCCTGCGCGGATTCTAGAAATCCGTCTACGGCAGCGCGGTTACTACCTGCTCTCTCAAACGTCCTATAGCGCGCCAAATAGCTTCAGCGCGGTCCTTGGCCTGCGAGTATACAGTAGCCGTGACCACAATTTGCACTCGGCGTCGAACATACTCGTCGGCGTTGTGGGTTTCGTGTGACGGCAGGCCGCCACGATTGACGACGGTCACGAACGGGCCATCTCCGGCCGGGATCTTGGCTTCTGGGCCGTTAAACAGTGTAGAGCCTTTGACGCCGACGCCGGTTGTATTGACGATCAGGGCAGCGATCTCGCCCTCGAAGTCGCCGGACGCTCCGTCGGCAACAGTGTTGTAGTTGCACGAGAACAGGGTGCGGGCGGCCGGGTCGAGACCTGACGGAAAAGGCGGATGCGCGGCGAGGACTTCAAGGTATCGGGTAGGCATGGTGCGGGGCTCTGGCGGTTAGGCGTGGGTAGGGCTTCGGAAGGAACTACGGGGGCGGGACGCCGATTGGCTGCAAGGCGTTGCGATTAGGCGGGTCACTTGAACATCCTAGCGGCGGCCAAGGCTGCCGGCAGCCGCGCACCTTCTTCGAAGAATGGGCGCTCTAGATACTTCGGCCCGCCGTGACGGAAGTGGATCGGGTTGCCCCGAGACATTGCCGTTTCCCACGACGGAGGAGTGTGCTTGCCCTCGGTGAGTTCGTGGATGGCAAGAGCGTAACTGTAGGGCTCGCCGGAGCGGCCGAACGCCATCGTCACCTCTGTCAGCAGACCGGAGCGGACGGGTGGATCGATCTCTCGCGACTCCTGCAGCTTGTGAGACTCGTACGGAATGAACTCGTTCTGCGCGCGATCCATGATGCGGTTGGCGACCTGGGTAAGTACGCTGCCGATGCGGGACTGAACATGCAGCGGCAGAGCAGACATTCGAGCCGCTACCTCTTTCGCACCGGTAACCGTGAATCCGCTTGACGCCATGCCTGTCATCTCCCGACGCCGAGTAGCGAGTAGGCGATTGTCGCTTACACGTACACGTCTAACACTGTTGTACTTCGTCAGGTATCTCTCTGTCTGGCTCGGATAGTAGCACAGGTGGGGCGATCGGCTTGGCTGGCGGCGCGATCTCCGTGTGCAGCTTTTCTAGGAGGGCCACGAACGCCTGCCCGGTGCTCGCCCACGAATACCGCGCTGCCGTCTCTAATCCTCGCTTGGCGTACGTGCGGCGCTGGAAATGCGATCCGTACACGCCGTCCAGCTCGTTGACGAAGTCCTTTCGGTTCGGCACAGCACCGATCGTATACATTGCTGTATTCAGCGGGGCAGTCAGAAGATGAGTCGAGCAGGGGATGCGGATAGCTGAATGGCTTACCCAGCCCTGGTGACCGAACGCGGCAAAGTCTGGCAGGATGCAGGGCACGCCGCACGCCATCGCCTCCAAGGCCGGCAGCCCCCAGCCTTCGCCTTGGGACGTTGACACGTAGACGTCGAGCGCCGAATACACTGCCGCCATGTAATCGACGGGCGCGCCGGCACCGGGCGTGATCGAGCGGGCAACGATGACGCGCTTCTTGAGATCGTGGAAGGCGGTCAGAGACTCGATATCCGCCCCGTCCTCGCCTGTGGGCGCACAGTGCAGGTAGAGGAAGGCGTCTTCGACGCGGCGCGTATGCACCCATTCGGCGAAATACTCAATCGTGAGGTCTAAACGCTTGCGGAGCTGGTTACGCCCGACAGCGCCAACGAGGAATCGGTCACCAACATCGGCAACCGTGTCTTCAGGAAGGATGCGAGCGCGGGAGGCAGAACGGTCGAGCGGATGGTAGACGGCATGATCGACTCCTAGAGGCACGATCGAGATAGGCGCAGTGCAGCCGGACGATTGCAATTCGCGCTTGGCGAATTCCGTCCAGACGGCGACGTGTAGAAGGCGATTTAGGTCCGGCGCTGCTTTCTGATTCATGCCGTCTACTGCCACCCACCCGACTACAGGAACGGTACGACCTTCCGGTAAGCGGGCAGCTAGTTCATCCAGATAGGGAGCAAAATTCCAGCTATCTTGGGTGATAACCACAATATCCGGATTGAGCCTCTCTACTAGCCGAGGCAGACGAGCTACACCGAAGCCATCTCGCGCGTTCTCGAATACGTTACGGCACGGGAAGAGCGGGTATGGATACGGCGGCCACGGATCACCTTGCCAGTTCAGGGCTAGAACAGCGACCTGGTGGCCGGCGGCGTGAAGGGCGTCGCAGACGGCGTGATTGCAGTTGGCAAATCCGGTACTAATTCCGGCATCTCCTACCAGCAAAACCTTCATACTCTCTCCTCCACCATCTGCCAAAATCCTTCGACGATTGTACGCCAGTCGAATTTCTCCAACACGGTCTCGCGCTCGGCGGCAGTGACAGGCCACGGCTGTTCCCTGCCGATCGACAACAGATGACTCAGCCACGACTCTAGTGGCTCTAGACTGTCTTCTGGAATGAATGCAGCGTGACCGGTATACCAGTACCGCATACTCGGCTGATCGAATACGACAGGCCGCGCCCCACACGCCAAGCCCTCCACGACCGGCATCTCGAACCCCTCGACATGGCGCAAGCCCGACACCATCTTCGCTCGCCCGTATAGGTTGGCGAGCTGCTCGTCGGTAACATCTGTGTGCGTCCGCGTGTTCCACTTACGCCCTATCCCCTCGACATGCGCAGGGCCGACGTGGACTACTTTCACGCCCACCGCCGCTGCCGCTTCCCATACGGCCTCGATAGCTTCGGCGCCAGGACCGGATACGTAACCGGACGTGATGATATCGATATCGCGCTTAGCGTAAGCGGTCGGAGAATCGTCGAACTGGTGCTCGCGAAAGGCTTGATCTACGCCGAGCGGGGCGTGATAGAAGTTCGTCAGCCGCCACACGAAGTCAGCCTCTGCGTGCTGGTTAAGATCGTAGTACGACCACACGACCGCAGCGTTCTGCCAGAAGCGCGCCCACTCGTATGTGCCGCTCGTCGCCAGACAGTATTGGATAGCCACGTACCGCTTGCCGTTTGCGGTGAGCTGCGTGGCGAGGTCGCGAAAGTCGGACGAAATGACGTGGAGAATGACGAGATCAGCGTCTTCACGACGCTTGACCGTTTGGAATAGGTCCGTCGGCATGCCTAGTTCTAGAGCGCGAGCTACTCTCGTCATAGCCCGACTGTAGACACCCCACGGCTCTAAGAAGACCTTTATCATTCTGCCTCTCCGTATTTTGTCTTACGCTCAGTAAGCGTGTCAGTCTTGTGCGGATCTCTCCACCAGACCGCTTCTATCTGCGTTGCAAGCCTAACCAGGCCGCACCCGTACTTGCACTCTGTTACAGGATGTCGCTCATCGCCCGAAAGCGGGCCGGCAACGGAATAGAAGTGCGTGATCCACCCGCACCCAGGACAGAACACCAGTATTCGTTCGCTCACGACGCCTCCCACAGCTCTACCGGTTGCACTATCTCTGTCGTCGCGTCACACCACATCGGGATGTTTTCATTCTTCCACTGCTTGCACAGGTCGCGAATCGCATTCTCGTGCAGCACGCGGCCACAGACGATCGACGCCGGAGCGAGCCAGACTGAGCCGAAACTCGACACCGGAATCGGCTTGGCCGGACGACGCTCGCGTAAGTCGAACGGCTTTCCGTTCGCGTGTGCGTACGCCCAAATGTCATAGAACTGCGAGGACTTGCCGAGGTTGATTATCGGCCACCCGGCGCACGGCTCGCCTTTTCCGGCGAGCATAAGGCGATCGATCACGTCGGTAGGTGAGATCAGATCCGATTCGTGCAGCAAGACGAAATCAGCGGACTTGACGTCTGGGTGAGCGAACATGGCAGTCGCTGATCGAGATGAGCGGATACGGCGAGCTGGAGTATCCTCGCCAATGATATTCGTATCGACATTCATAACGCGGATGGTGTTGTAGATGGACTCGTCGACGGCGAGGTTGCGCAGGCGTAGTTCCGTGCGGTCGGTACAGTCACCGACGGCCCACAACCACGAGATTGTGCCGTGGGTGGTAGTCTTGTCGATTAGGTGCTGAGCGCGACGGAGGAGATTGCGGTCGCCGTCGTTGCGCCATAGGGACATGATGACGGTTTTCACGCTACTGCTCCT